ATGGATGATCGGTATCAGTTGCTAGAGATGCATGTCAATCTAGAACTGCAAGATTACCCCGACGTTGATGACGATAATAACGAGACCGGCATTGCACTACCTTACGTAGTGACGATTGAGAAAGGAACCGGAACGATTCTTGCGATCCGTAGGAATTGGAGAGAAGACGATGACCTCAAAATGCGGCGACAACACTTCGTCCATTACGGCTACATCCCCGGTTTTGGATTTTATTACTTCGGACTCATCCACCTCATTGGAGGCCATAGCAAAGCTGCCACGAGCCTTCTTCGACAGCTTGTTGATGCCGGAACGCTTAGCAATTTACCGGGCGGCCTTAAGAGCCGAGGACTCCGAGTTAAAGGCGACGATACTCCGATTGCTCCGGGTGAGTTTAGAGACGTAGATATCCCAAGCGGGGCGATCCGCGACAACATCCTACCGCTTCCATACAAAGAGCCTTCGCAAACTTTGTCCTTATTGATGGACAAGATCGTGGAAGAGGGCCGCAGGTTTGCTGCGGTGTCTGATCTTAAAGTATCGGATATGTCCTCGCAGGCTCCGGTCGGTACGACGCTTGCTACTTTGGAGCGCGTTCTCAAAGTAATGTCTGCAGTGCAGGCTCGCATTCACTATGCGATGAAGCAGGAGTTCAAACTCCTTGCAGGGATTATTCGAGACCACACGCCAGAAGAGTATTCGTACGAGCCAGAAGTCGGTAACCGGCGGGCAAAGAAAGCAGACTATGACGATGTAGATGTCATTCCAGTCTCTGATCCCAATGCGGCAACGATGTCGCAGAAGGTGGTGCAATACCAAGCGGTACTTCAGCTTTCTCAAACAGCGCCGCAACTCTACGATCTACCCTATCTACACCGTCAGATGATCGATACTTTGGGTGTGCGGAACGCTGAAAAGATTGTGCCGATGAAGGACGATCTAAAGCCGCTTGACCCGATCAGTGAAAACATGGGCTTTATGACGGGTAAACCCACCAAGGCGTTTATCTATCAAGATCACGAAGCGCACATGGCGGTGCATACATCGCTCATTCAAGACCCAAAGATTATGCAGATGCTGGGTCAAAACCCGCAGGGACAGGCTCTTATCGCCGCTGTTCAGGCGCACATCATGGAGCACATGGCGTTCCAGTATCGCAGAGAGATCGAGAAGCAATTGGGTGCTTCGCTTCCGCCAATGCCGGAAGACGGAGAGGAAGGAGACGATCAACGTCTCGCCCCAGAAATCGAGGTCCAACTCTCGCAACTTGCCGCAGCCGCCGCTGCGCGTGTACTACAGAAAGATCAGGCCGAAATGCAGGCCCAGCAAATCGCCCAGCAGATGCAAGATCCGCTTATCCAGATGCAACAAATGGATCTGCAGATCAAACAAATGCAGGCGCAAACGAAGCAAATGCAAGTGCAAATGGATAGCCAACTCAAGATGGCTGAACTGCAACGTAAACAAGCCAAAGACGTTATGGATGCAGCAGCCAAAGCAGACGAGCTTGAACTTGAGAAGGCAGCAACTTCTGGTCAACAGCAGCTTGAAGCCGCCCGACTGGGTGTGGACATCGAAAAGAGCAAAGCCGCTCAGTCTGCCAAGGAGCAGATCGAAGGTGTCCGCCTTGGGTTGGAGATTGGCAGAGCGCGCGAAGAGGCCGCAAAGAATCAGTCCGAGAGGACGCAAACTGAGGAGTAGTTTATGGCGTATAACAACGCTCTTGAATATCTAGGTTCAAAACTAGATGAGGAGCGCGCATCAATTATTGAGGCTCTAATCCAAGGCAAGTTGGACGAACCTGAATACAAAAGACTTTGCGGGGCGTTACAGGGTCTTGAACTCGCAAAGAACCACATTAAAGACCTTGCAAAACGCTTGGAGCGCGACGATGAGTAATATTGACGTTGAGAAGACGCAGGAGCAGGCAGCGGAAGCCAAAGCCAAACTCCTCCCTGAACCCAAAGGATTTCGGATGCTGTGTGCGGTTCCGCACGTGGACGAAGAGTTTGAAGGGGGCTTAGTTAAGGCAGATGAGACTAAACGGATCGAGGAGCAGACTACGGTTGTCCTCTTTGTCGTGAAGATGGGCGATCAATGCTACAAGGATACAGACCGGTTCCCCACCGGACCTTGGTGTAAAGAAGGCGACTTCGTGCTTACCCGTCCCTATTCAGGCACCCGCGTGGTCATCCACGGCAGGGAGTTCCGCATTATTAACGACGATACGGTAGAAGCGGTGGTTCAAGACCCCCGTGGAATCCGACGCGCATAAGGAGTAATTATTATGGCTGTTGATAGAGAAGAATTTAAATTCCCTGATGAGATTGAGGCTGAAAATAAAGCCCAAGAAAATCAAGAGGATAGCGACGATATTCAAGTTGAGATCGAGGATGATACCCCGCCCGAGGACCGAGGCCGAAAGCCCCTCCCGAAGGATATGGTCGAGGAGCTAGAGAAGGACGATCTTGAGGAGTATTCCGACAAGGTTAAGAAGCGCCTCTCTCAAATGAAGAAGGTCTGGCACGATGAGCGCCGTGAAAAAGAACGTGCATATCGTGAACGGGAGGAGGCCCTCAAGTTTGCTCAACTGCGTGAGCAAGAAATTAAACAACTGAAGCAGCGTCTTGGTGTAGGTGAAAAAGCCTTCATCGAGGAGGCGAGTCGGGCAGTTAAGAATGACTTAGCGAATGCCAAGGAGAAACTTAAATCTGCCTATGAGTCCGGTGATGCGGAGCGGATTGCTGAAGCTCAAGAGTTATTAACTGACGCCAAACTTCGCGCTGATAAAGTTTCCAGACTTAAGCCCTCTTTACAAAATGATAATGAGGGTGTACAAACGCGACAACAGGAAGCGACACCACAAGTAAACCAAGCCCCGCAGAGCGATCCAAAAGCTGAAGCGTGGCGCGAAAGGAATACTTGGTTCGGTGCAGATGAGGAGATGACCGCCCTCGCACTCGGCCTGCACGACAAGCTGGTCCGGTCTGGTATCGATCCGCGTAGCGATGATTACTACCGGCAGATCGACAAGACGATGAGGAAACGATTCCCCGAAGCGTTTGAAGACGAAGAGGTGGAAGAAGAGCCTCAAACGAAGCAGGAGAAGAAACCTGCTCGCACAAAGCCCGCCAACGTAGTGGCTCCGGTAACGCGGTCAACCGCGCCGAGACAAGTCCGCTTGTCACCATCTCAAGTTGCTATAGCTAAAAAATTAGGGCTGAGTAACCAAGAGTATGCACGTGAATTAATGAAACTGGAGAACGACAATGGCTGAGAATCGTCTCGCTCGTGAAGTTGAAAATCGAGAATCGACGCAACGTAAAATGGCGTGGACCCCGCCTCAAACGCTCCCTGAACCGGAGCCTCAAGATGGTTGGGTGTTTCGCTGGATTCGGACCAGTATTATGGGGCAAGCAGATCCCACTAATACGTCTGCAAAATTTCGGGAAGGTTGGGAACCTGTGAAGGCTTCTGATCAACCCAAGCTGATGCTACAAGCTGATCCCAACAGTCGTTTTAAAGACAACATTGAGATTGGCGGGTTGTTGCTCTGTAAGGCCCCGCAAGAGTTAATGCAGCAGCGCGATGCTTATTACAACGCGCAAGCAAAGGCTCAAGTGGAGTCGGTGGACAACAGCTTTATGAGGCTGAACGATGAGCGTATGCCGCTTTTTAGTGATAAGAAGACGACGGTCTCGTTCGGCAAAGGCAAATAACTTATTTGGAGTGAGTAACTAATGGCATATCCAACTGTCTCAGCCCCTAATGGGCTTGTGCCGATCAATTTGATCGGTGGGCAGGTGTTTGCCGGTGCGACTCGTAAGCGACGTATTGATTCTGGTGCTAGCAGCATTGGTTTCGGTGACCCGCTTAAATTTGCATCGGACGGCACCGTTGTTGTTACGACCGAGACGACCACTGCTCCGACCACCGGCTTTGCTGGCGTGTTTATGGGCTGCGAGTTTGTTTCGTCCGTAACGGGTCAACCGACCTATTCGCAATCTTGGATTTCTGGCACCTCGGTGAAGTCAGGCACGTATATCACGGCCTACGTCGTCGAAGATCCGGACACCCTATTCAAGATCGTGGGCGTGTCGGCTTCGGCTGCAGTTTCGACTACAGACGGCTTTGAGTATGGTGATATTGGTTCCAACGTTGCGTTGGTTGCTAATACGCTGAACACCGCTACTGGTGATTCTAAGCAAGCCGCTTTGCTCTCTTCGGTTGCGGTGACAGCATCGCTTCCGTTGCGAATCGTCGATGTGGTTGAAGATACGGCGTTTGTGTCAAGCGGCACCACCTACTATCCGGAAGCAATCGTGAAGTTCAACGCTCCATACGTTGACAGCGGTTCGACCGTGATTGGTGGTCATGCTTACAACAACCCGACTGGTCTGTAATAGGGAGTTCTAAGAAATGGCTATTTCACGTGCACAATTACTGAAAGAGCTGCTTCCCGGCCTGAACGCCCTGTTCGGTCTGGAGTACAAGCAGTATGGTGAGGAGCATAAGGAGATCTACGAGACTGAGACCTCCGAGCGTTCCTTTGAAGAAGAGACGAAGCTGAGCGGGTTCTCCGCTGCCCCGGTTAAGGCCGAGGGTTCCGCCATTGCGTATGATAACGCGCAGGAAGCATGGACGGCTCGTTACAGCCACGAGACGATTGCTCTCGGCTTCTCCATCACGGAAGAAGCGGTTGAAGACAACCTGTATGACTCGCTCAGCAAGCGCTATACAAAGGCCCTTGCCCGTGCGATGGCGTACACGAAGCAAGTCAAGGCGGCATCGGTCCTAAACAACGGCTTCTCCTCGTCCTATGTGGGCGGTGACGGCGTGGCCTTGTTCTCGGCATCGCATCCGCTTGTCAACGGCGGCTCCAACAGCAACCGTCTGACCGCATCGGACCTCAACGAGACTTCTCTTGAGGCTGCTGTGATTCAGATCGCTGGCTGGACCGACGAGCGTGGTCTCTTGATCGCGGCGAAGCCCCGTAAGCTCATCGTGCCACCGGCATTGATGTTCGTTGCGAAGCGTCTCCTCGATACGGAGCTTCGTGTGGCGACTGCGGATAACGACATCAACGCTCTCAAGGCGATGGGTTCAATTCCGGAAGGCTACGCGGTGAACCACTTCTTGACCGACACGAACGCTTGGTTCTTAACGACCGACGTTCCGAATGGCATGAAGCACTTCGTGCGTACTCCGTTGCAGAACTCAATGGATGGAGACTTCGACACCGGGAATGTCCGGTACAAGAGCCGCGAGCGCTATAGCTTCGGCTGGTCGGACCCATTGGGTATGTTCGGTTCGCCCGGTTCGAGCTGATAAATCAAGCACTTATGTGTTTGGGAAGGGGGGCTTCGGCCCCCTTTCTTTTTGTCTTGACACTTTGTATCCCTTAGAATACATTACCTGAGTCGTAACTAACTAGGTGATGTATGGACACTTCAACACTGCCAAAATCCCGAGCCGAAGCCAAAGCTACGGGTGCCAAGTACTACTTCACAGGTGAGCCGTGCAAACACGGACACATTGCCCCTCGTAAGACCAAAGGGGCTTGTATCGAATGTCTGAAGGTTGAGTGGCAACAAAGTTTAGACAAACGGGCGGAATACTTTCGTCAGTACAACCAGTCCGAAGCGGGGAAGGAGGCAAAAC